ACTTCCTGATGACCACGCAACGCGATAAGACGATGCCGCCCCGGGATGGCCGCCGTACCAAGCCGCAGATCAAAGGTGCGGATCTGGAATACGACCAGGCCCGCCGGATCGAGCTGTACCAGATCTACGGACCTCAGGAGCCGGGGCCACACGACAAGCCCCGCACCATCACCAGGCGTGGAAGGGCTGGCCCAGGATGAACCAGCCCTTCCGCCTAGACCCGGCCATGGGTGTCGGGTCGTACAAGACGTACAGCATCCGCCAGCCGAAGACTGCCCAGACCAGGATCGGCACTTGTGAGCAGGCCGGCTGTGAAGCGTGGGAGTTCGGCTGGCGCACCATCGTGCCGGCCGGGTCGGCGCAGGCCGACTACATCCGGGCCAAGTCCGGGAGACGGTTCACCGAGACGGTAGAGAACGGTATCTGTACCTTCACGTTCCATCCCGGCCAGAAATGCTTCGGGGAGCATCACGTGCTGGATCGCCCCCAGTTCTATCTGGTGCGTGACGGCGACTGGCGGGGCAACCCGACCGGCAGGCAGCGGATGCACACCACCGGGGATTACTGGGTCGAGGATTTTGCAGAGCATCAGGCCAAGTTGGCCGACCAAATAGAGAAGGGATAGGCCATGGCCAAGCAATCAGGCCTCGCATGGACAACGGCGTCAGTGGACGACAGCGGCGGCACCGTCCGGGCGATCGTCAACGACTTCACGAACCTGGAGTTCGCCACCCCGCGTGGCGTGCAAGAGGTAACCGGTATCGACAAGTCCGCCATCGAGCGGATTCTGTTGCTGGCCGACATGTCGATCACGTTCTCCGGGCCGTTCAACCCGACCGCCACCACGTCCAGCCACGCGGTATTCAAGACTGTGCCGTCCACGTCGGTGGCCCGCACCACCACGCTCACGCATGCGTCACAGACGCTGGCGGCGGAGATCCTGTACACCGACTACGCCCTGACCCGTGCGGCGTCCGGTGAGCTGACCTACTCGGTGCCTGGTGTGCTTGCGGATGGCACCGTACCAACCTGGGCGTAGCTGATGGGCTACAAGAGGGAGCGCAGGGTTTACCGGCTGGTCTTCGATGACCCCGAGTTCGAGGGCCTGGAGGTCAGGGCTCGCTCCATCCCGATTCGGGACCTGAAACGGCTGATGGCCTTGGACACCGAGAGCGACTCCAAAGGGGATCGGGCGGCGGCAATTACGGAGATGATGTTCTCCTTCGCCGAGGCGCTGGTGTCGTGGAATATGGAGGACGACAACGGCCCAGTACCGCCCACCCTGGAATCGATCGAGGCCGAGGACGCCGACTTCATGATGATGATCATCGGCCAGTGGCTGAGTGTCATCTCCCGGGTAGATGATGCTTCCCCTTTGCCCGCGACCTCCGGCTCTGGCTCGCAGTCCCTGGAGGTATCCATTCCGATGGAACCGCTGTCGAGAAGCCAGGCGAGCTAGTACAGGCCGAATGGGTCATTGGGTTGTGTGAGCGGTTCCACTGCCTGCCCAGTCAGTTGGACAAAGAAGACGCAGAGCTGCTGCGGATGGTCGACATTTACGACCGTGCGCACCCACAAGAGGAGGAGGTGAGCCCGGACTATGACGAATGAAGTAACCATCCACGTCAAGGCCAAGGACACCGCCTCCAAGGCTCTAGACACCATCAGCAAGACCATCGTCCGCAACATGACGCAGGCGACGATCAAGCTGGCCGGATTCGCTGCCGCTGCCGCCGCTGCCTTCCCGGCCGTGGTCCAGTTGTTGACTCCCGTCGTGGTATGGACGTACAAGTTGACTGCGGCCATGCTGCAGGCTGCACCGGCACTGGCCGCGTTCGGGGTCGCGGGCGTCTTCGTCAAGGCCACCCTGGGGCAGATCTTCGACAAAGAGAACGCCATGGTCAAGGCGCTGACCCCGCTGGGCAAGGCGTTCACCGATGCCGGCAAGGCTGCCTCCAAGATGGCCGCCGAGGGTATCCGCCCGATGGTGAACGACTTGATCAAGTCCGGATTCATGGATCGGGTTGAGGGCTCCATGCGAAAGATCGGGGTGGAGGTCAACAAGGTCGCGTTCGGGATGCTGACCTGGGTGAAGACCAAGCCTGGAGCTGAGGCGATCGGTAGGACCTTGACCGCTATCGATAAGGCCGTGAAGGGGATCAGCACGCCCATCACCCGTGTGGCCATGTCGTTCGGGGAGATGGTCGGACGCATCGCCGGGGTGTCCCTGGCCGCCGGCAAGTCCGGCCTGACCGGAGTACTCAACAAACTGGCCGACGCTATGGACAACGTTACCGAATCCTCGGTAGCCAAAGGCCTGGAGGACTTCGGTCACAAGGTTGACGAGATCAAGACCTTCATCCTGCAGGCGGTCGACGCCGTAGCGAAGGCATACGGCTGGTACAAGAAATGGGAGAAGCAGATCAACCTGGTAGCCGACGCCCTGTCGGTGCTGTCCATTGCCCTGGGCATCATGGGCGGCGGACCGATCCTGGTAATCATCGGTGCCGTGTCGTTGCTGGTGCGGCACTTTGACGGACTCAAAAAGGTGTTTCAGCAGATCAAGGATTACCTCAGCGGGGACAACCCGCTAACCCGGTTTGGGAAAGATGTTGCGAAGTATGTCGTGCCCCAGATCAAGAAGTTGTGGGAAGCGATCCAGGAAGACCTGATCCCGGCATTTCTCGACTTCGCCGACGCCGCGAAGCCGATCATCAAGATCATGCTAGAGAAGCTAGGGCCAGTCATCGGCGTAGTGTTCGGTGCCATTGTGCTCATTATCCGGGGTGCTGTGCACGTCATCGCAACCCAGTTCCGCATCATGGCGGGAGTATTGCGGATTGCCATGAAGGCTTATGAGCGGCTAAGAGAAATCGTTGGCCCTGCCCTGTTCGCAATGAGGATCGCGGTTGTGAAAGGAGCTGCCGTGATCGTGCGGGCCTTCCTGAACATGGTGGGCATCATCATCAACGGAGCGGCACGGGCATTCGGATGGGTTCCGGGGATCGGCCCCAAGCTGCGATCGGCTGCCGCCAAGTTCAATGATTTCAGGGCCAAGGTTAATAGAGAACTTTCCAAGATCACCAGGAACGTCAATATCAACATCACGGCTCACGCCCATCTGGTTCAATCCGAATCTTTCTCGGCAGAGAAGTTCAAGCCGAAGAGGAGGGCCAGCGGTGGGAACGCCGCTACCGGTGGTGTACGCGGCAATCAGGTCCTGGTCGGCGAACAGGGCCCGGAGATCGTGGATCTGCCGATGGGTTCGCATGTGAACTCCAATGCCGACTCGCGACGAATAGCCGGCGGTGGCAAGAGTGGCGGGGGTGTTCACTTCCATTTCCATGGCCCGGTGTACGGCGACCACAACGCCCTGAAGCGGGCGCTGGTGAATATGAAGCGTGCCGGTGACCTGGACCTGGTGCTGCGGTGAGCATCACGGTCAAGATCGACTGGAACAAGGACGGGGATTATTCCGACACCGGGGAGAATGTCACCACCCGCGTGATGGAACGCTCCAGCGTCACCCTGGAGTATGGCCGGGATCTGTCCCAACCACTGTCACCGATGGTGGCAGGCCGGGGCGGCTTCACCCTCAACAACGCCTCGCAGGATTACAACCCGCTGAACGCCTCGAGCCCTATCTTCGGCCTGATCAAACCGGCCCGGCCGGTGCAGATCATCCGCACCGTCTCGGCCACCCCGTACACCCTGTTCGAGGGCCACACCGACGACACGCCACTCAATCCGAGCCTGTCGGAGAAGACCGTCACGGTGTCGATGGTCGACTACTTGGCCGACTTCCGGGGCTACACCCTGAACACCGCCCTGTATTCCGGCAAGACGACCGGTGAGGCGATCGGCCTGATCCTGGACGCGGTGGGTTGGGCGGGTAGCCGCGACCTTGACACCGGCTCCACCACCCTGCCGTATTGGTGGGAGGACGGCACAGACGCTTTCACGGCCCTCAACAAGCTCCTGGAGTGCGAGGGGCCACCGGCCTACCTGGCGGTGGATGCGGGCCCCACAATCGTCTTCAGGGACCGCCAGCACCGCCTACTGGACGCTGCATCGACATCCAGCCAGGCGACCTGGACCGGCTCGACTGCCAACTCGGAGATGTATGAGCTGACGTATGACGATGCGTGGCGGAACATCATCAACACCGGCTCCATCAGCATCGATGTCCGGCTACCGCAGGCGCTCGAGGAGGTGTGGACGCAGGACAGCATCATCACCTTGGGCGCCGCCGAGGTGAAGACGTTCATTGCCTCCGGCTCCGACCCGTTCACCAGCGCTGAGGTGCCGGTCAGCGGTACCGACTACACGCTGGTGTCCGGTGCCGTCACCCCAACCCTGTCCCGCACTTCAGGGGCCTCCACCGTCATCACGCTGACGGCCGGTGGTGGCGGGGCCGTGCTGAACCGGCTGGCGCTGCGGGCCAAACCCGTCTCCACCGTCTATTCGGTGCAGGTCACCGCCTCGGACGCTACGTCCATCACCGCCTATGGTCCCCGGTCGTTCCCTTCCGATCCGTCCTTCGCCAGCGTCTATGATGCGCAGGCCGTGCTGGACAAAGCCATCGAGCAGCACAAGGACCCGTTGCCGATCGTGGAAGGCACCTTCTCGGTGGGGCAGAACCTGACCAGGGCGGCGTCAGTGCTGGCCCGTAACCTGTCTGATCGGGTGACGCTCACCGTGTCCGGCATGTCACTCAACACCGATTTCTTTGTCGAGTCGTTCCGGCATGACTTCGCCAATCCGGATCTGCGGCATGACGTGACGGTCGGCATGGAGGAGGTACCGGCGGCCGGGTCGGTGTCGGCCAGCGACGTGTTCATTCTGGGCAGTTCCACGGTCAATCACCGCTTGGGGACCGGGAAGCTGGCGCTGTGACTTCGCTCGTACGGGCCGGGACGTATGTGGTCGAGGCCCACGCAAACTGGTCGGCCTGGGCCGCCAAGTGTGGCCGGTGCCCGTGGGGCGGGCGACTGGTGCGCTTCCAGACAGCCTTCGACTGTCCCTTCTGCGGTGCTGTCAATGAGGTGCTGTGGCCATCCCCTGGGATGGTGCAAGGGGTTGAGCGGCTGCTGCTGATGCGGCCTGATCCGTCAACCCGGAACTGGTGGCCGCACGAAACCCTGCACGATCTGATGTTCGAGAACGCGGCGCACGGGGTTTTCGACAGCGCCCCGGAGATGGAGCCGGGTGCGGTGAAGCTCAGTGTGAACGATTTCGGCATCCAGACCGACAACCTGCCGGTGCTGGAGTCTCAGACAAGAAAGGCCCTCGGGTAATGGCTTGGTCCACCCTTCCGACGTACGCGGACGGCAATGCATTGACGGCTGCGCAAATGCTGGCCATCGCTGCCAACATCAACGAATCCGCTCCCGCCAAGGCCACCACCCAGGGCTACTGGTTCATCAGTGGCAGCAGCGCCAACACGATCAACGAGCGGGCCATCCTGCAGTCGGAGATCCTGACGCAGGAGACCAGCGGGCGTACGACCTACGGGAACATCGCAACTGTCGGGCCGACCGTGACAATCACCACCGGCACTCAGGCGCTGATTTCGACCACGGCGCAGATGTTCAATTCCGGGGCCAATAACATGTACATGTCCTATGCGGTCTCCGGGGCGACGACCAGCACCAGCGTGGACGACCGGGCGCTGGCTTTCCAGGCCGGGGCGGGGGATCAGATCCGGGCCACCTGTACGACGTTGCAGGCGCTGACCGCCGGCTCGAACGTGTGTAAAGCGGAGTACAAGACGACGGCCGGCACCGGCACCTGGGATGACCGCCGCATTCTCGTTATGGCGATGTGAGAAACGCGGAACGCCCCGGCTCATACCCGGGGCGTTCTCTCCGTGGATGTCGGAATACCTGACTAGGTTCAGGATGCATCCGCCTTAGATGCGGTGTCAAGGGGTTCAAAGTCGCCCTTTGCCTGCTGAACCCCTTGAATGATGTCCACGAGGTGCCTGGCAGCCAGCGCCGCTTTGATGCGATTCGTCCTTGACATGCGGTTGAGATCGTATCTGGCATCGTCCGGATCGAATTCGAGCAGATCGTAGAGATCCATTACCGGTTCGCCTCCCAGTTCTCCAGGTCGTACTCGAACTCGGTGTCCTCGGCGGGGTCGATCTGGGACAGGTGGCGAATCCAGTCTTCCCGCTCTTCCAGCTCGGCATCGGTCAGCACGATTGCGTAGGCGGTAACATCACTCATACTCCTGACTTTACATCACGTGCAATGAGGTGTCAACCATCTTGAGGGCGTGTCAGATACGCCACCAGAAACACGATGCCCAGCACCGGAGCGCCCACCAGGACGCAGATGGTGGTGTTCCACACCCACAGGAACACCAGATCGGAGAGCAGGTTCATCACAGCTCCCGGAGTCTTCTCTCTCTAGATCGGAAGAGC